AACTCGTCCTAGAGAAGGAGATTTAGTATATTTTCCCTTAGGTCAAAGATTATTTGAAGTAAAATTTGTTGAACATGAAGATCCTTTCTTTCAGTTAGGAAAAAATTATGTTTATCAATTAAAGTGTGAACTATTTGAATACGAAAATGAAGTTATTGATACAAGTATTCAAGGTATTGACACTCAAGTTCAAGATGAAGGATATATTACAACGTTACAATTAGTTGGTGTTGGTAGAACTGCTACTGCAGTAGCAAGTATTATTGGATCTCAAGCAAGTGGTTATGTAAATGAAATATTCCTTAATGATGGTGGAAGTGGATATACTTCTCCTCCTATTGTTACATTTAGTCCATCACCAACAGGTCAAATCGGTGATATACCCATTGCACAAAGTTTCTTAAAAACTAGTGGTGGTGTTACTTCCGTTGATAGAATTTCTCTTCTAAATGCTGGTGCCGGATATGTAACTCCACCAACAATTACAATAACTGGTGGTGGTGGTGTTGGAGCAGCTGCGACTGCTTCTATCATAACTAGTGGTCAAGGTGTAATTAGATTTACTATTACTGATGGTGGTGTTGGTTATAGCACTGCACCAGTAGTAACAGTTGGTGGACCTCCAATCAGTTCACAACCTGTTACCGTTAATATTGTTACAACTGTTGATGATAATTTCTCATACAATGTCTCTGAAGATTTTGATTCAGAACTTACAACATTTGATAATCAACAAATGACATTTGACAAGAATTCATAAATAGAAGAAAGTATTTTTAAATAATGGCACTACTAGGTATATCAACAGGAACAACACCAAATGATGGTACTGGCGATTCGCTGATTGTTGGTGCCGATAAGATTAATAAAAATTTTCAAGAAGTTTACACTAAGTTGGGAGATGGTACAGATCTCCTTTCAGGAAATCCAAATCTTACAGTAGGTATCGTCACTGCAACTTTATTTAAGGGTGATGGATCACAACTAACTGGTGTTGGTGCAGATGTAAATGTACAAGATAATGGTACTGCAGTAGGTACAGTTGGAACTATTAACTTTGGAGACTATCTTGATGTTTCTCCTTTAGTATCTGGAATTTGTACTGTAACTTCTACATTTGTTGGTAGCAATCAACTTGGAGTAAGAACTGATGTCTCACAGACAACTGGTTCAATTGCAAATGGTGGATCGGCAAATATTCAGTTTGCTGGATTTAAATCATATACGCTTTATAAAGTTCAAACTTCTGCTGCTGCTTGGGTTACTATCTATACAGATACTGCAAGCAGAACTGCAGATGCATCTAGACTAGAAACTCAAGATCCATTGTCTGGTTCTGGTGTTATTGCAGAAGTAATTACAAGTGGAGCACAAACCCAATTAATTACTCCTGCTACAATTGGATTTAACAACGATAATCCTGTTACAACTACAATTTATGCTAAAGCAGTCAACAAGAGTGGAAGTACGCAAAATATTACAGTAACTTTAACCATCCTTCAATTAGAGACCTGATGGAAAATTTAAGAGAATATGTCATTACAGTAACTGATAACTGCCATTTAGATTCTCTATATGATGATTTAGAAACTCCTGGTGGATGTGAGTGTGTTCCAGAAAGAGAAGTTGAATGTTGCAGAAGAAGACCTATTTTGGCGAGTACTATTTACTCACTGACTAATGAAGAAGCGGAACAATTAAAACTTGATGAAAGAGTTTTAGATGTTGAAGATAAAGAATATCTTGATCGTATTGAAAGAAGATTACATTTTGAGCAATCATCCAATAGTTTTGATAAAGGTGCTGGTCAGGATGCCAATGATATTAACTGGGCTTTACTTAGATGTGTAGAAGGACAAAATAGATATGCTTGGGGTGCCGATGGATTTGCATCACAAACAGGAATTGTAACTACAACTTCTACTGGAAAACATGTTGATATTGTAATTGTTGATGATCTAGTAGATCCAAATCATCCAGAATTTGCTGTTAATGCTGACGGGACTGGTGGGTCGAGAGTTGTTCAATATAATTGGTATCAACATAATCCAGAAGTAACTGGAGGTAGCGCAGGAAATTATGATTACAATTTATCTGGTGCTAATAGTCATGGTACTCACGTAGCAGGAACTGCTGCAGGGAATACACAAGGTTGGGCAAGAGATGCCAATATTTACAATATACACTTTAATAGAGATGATGTTGGAGAAACATTTGGATATATTTTAGCTTGGCATAATAGTAAATCAATAAATCCAAAAACTGGTCACAAAAATCCAACAGTAATTAATAATAGTTGGGGAGCATCTTTTACATGGCATAGAGTATCGTCCCTTGATCCAAATGAAAGAGAATATGTTACGTGGAGGGGAACCAGATATGATGGACCCTTTAGCGATGATGATTTAGAATCGTTCGGATTGATGGAGTACACCTCATCTGGTGGAGAACTCGGCAATGGTACTATAAAAATACCTGCCGTGAGCAATTCAGCAAGAACTAGTCTGGAGGCACTAATAGATGCAGGTTGTTTGATTTCGTGTTCTGCTGGTAATGGGAGGATGTTAATTAGAGGTCCTGGACTTGCAAATGACCTTGAGGCTAATAATTCATATTATGGTTATGCTTTTTTTCTTGGTCAATTTAGACATCAACTTGGTACTGGATCATATCAATATGGTAATATGATTTCAAATAGTTGTAGTCAGGCACTTACTGTCGGTGCAACAAACTCAGCAGTTGTTGATGCAAAAAGATCTTTTAGTGATTGTGGACCATCTGTAGAAGTTTATTCTCCAGGAACAAATATTCAATCTGCACATTTATATGCAGATGGGGTTTCTGTACCGGATCCAAGAAATTCAAATTATCATTTGAAAAAACAAAATGGAACAAGTATGGCATCACCTCAAGTTGCAGGTGTTCTTGCTTGTTTGTGTGAAACTTATCCAAGACTAACTGCAAAATCTGGATTCTCCGCATTTAATAAAAAACTTGGTAATAATAATTCAAGTTATTATGCTGCAAAATATCAAAGTGTAGCTTATGAAAATGGACAATTTGTGACTCCATCTGATTGGATTTTTGATGGTCCGTTTGCTTCAGATCTTCATGATTGGATTACAGATAACTGGTCAAGAGATCAATTATTAGATACTGGTGGTGGATATACTGATGAGAACTCATTACAAGGTGGTCCCAACGTATATTTGAAATATATACAAGCAAGGGAATTTGAAGGAGTAAATACACCGAGAACAAAATATTGGAATAGACCTACTTTTGGAAATGTTTGGCCAAGAAGATCTTTAACTGTATATGGTAGGAACTAAGATAAATAGTAAAAAAACTATTTGTGATAATGCCAGCAGGAAGAACAAATAAATTTGCTAGAGCTAGGCAGCATTTGAGATCGACTCATTTGGATGAAAAAATCCAAATGCTTAGTGAAATTCCTACTAATAATACTACTGGTTATTTTACAATTGAACCCGATACAGTTACTGTTACGCCCGCAGTTAGAGCCGATCTCGATTTGATTGCTGATGATGCATCACTTCTGGGAAAAGATACCTCGGGTCTCTTTGATGCATCTGGAGATCCATTGACCGAAATGCCTCCTGGAGATACCAGTTATATTCTGGGACCAATGGTTAGTGTTTACTTTCCAGATGGAGATTATACTGCTATTGGATATATTCAAAAAGATACAAGGAAAGTAATTAATTTGGCAAGAATACCTGGACCAATGAGTGGTTGGGGTGTTGGTGGAAACGTTGAGGGATTTACAAGTTATAGTCAATTGACGTTAGAGCAAGCTCTGTGGTATAGAGATAAATTACTCAATGGAGATACCTCAGACTATAGAGTTTTTTATGTTGGTGTTTTTGAGCAATTAAATTCTCAAAATAGTGATGTAACTGACCCAAGCACTGGTGTAGATAAAGATGAATTTGATAGATGGATTGGGCAAATTATTAGTGCTGCTCGTGTTTTAGTACCAGAAATATCTAATGTAATTAAAGGTAAATTTGGTCCAGATCCAGATATACCCCCAGGTATTGCAAATCCATTTAATAATCCGTCACAAGCACTGAAAGATGTTCTTAAACTTGTTGGATATGGCAACACTAAAGCCAGATCCACTCTTTTTGGAATACCGTCAAATATTCTAAATGATATTTTAAAAACTTCTTTGGGAAAAGAAGCAGCTGCTAAAGGAATTGAAGTTGCGGGTAAGATAACAGGATTAGAGACTGCTACAAACATGCTTAATGACTATAATAAATTTTTAGAAAATCCAAATGGGGCTGGTTCTAGTCCAGATAATAGATTTGATGCAAGTAGTTCATTGAGTCCAAAAGACTACACAAGTCTTGCTAATGCAGTGAATACTCCAGAAATTAATAATCTAATTAGTGGTCTACAAAATGGTGAGTTTAGTGATGAGGTAATTAATATTCCAGGTTATGATCCATTTACCATGGCAGATTTAAAAAAAGACACATTAAAAAGTACAATTCAGAGGGCAGTAAATGATCAAATTTATAAGAGTGCGGGATTAGATAATAGTTTACATAATAATGTGCAGGTTGATATTGAAAAAACTTTAGAAACTGGTCAAATTACTTTAACAAAGGAATACGTCTTTAGACCAGGTGGAAGTGTTGCACAGGCGGAAGGTAATCCAATTGGAAAAGTTTTATCAGCTATGGGCGTCCCCTTAGATACGGCAGGATCTGGAAATCCACTTATGACTTATGCAGGATTTGCTGCCGCTGCAGTTGGTTTAAGTAATGCAGAAAGCCATGGTGGAGTATATAATGCACCAGGAATGTTTTATCAAATAACATTGCCTATAGGTGGAAATATGGGAGAATCCAAATATTCATTAAAAACTACTATTAAAGAAGGTAGATATAAAAATTTGAAAAAACCATATGTTCTTCCAGAAATAAAGCAAGAAAAGATAAAGTATCGCCCTAAAGTTAATAAAACTGAAATAAAATCTGTTGGTGATGGTCTAATGAAGAAAGCTGAAGTTCCAACATCTTTTAAGAGACTTGAGGATAATATGTGGAAAAAGCAAGATCGTGATTTGAATGCGAGATACTCTCAAGAAAGAAAGAATATGATTCTAGATGCAGTCGGAACTTCAGATCATGCTTGGGAGTATATTACAGATCGCAGTGCATCAGACAATGATGCAAAGATGTACGAACACTTTGGTCAAGGTGTAAAAAATAAAATTATTGAAAAGAAAAAAATTGGTAATGATTATATCATTAAGATGTATAATGAAGAAGGAAAATTAGAAACCCTAACACAATCAGTTTTAAATGAGCGTCTCCAAAAGAAGTATGAGTTAAAGGAACAAGAGACTCTAGATGCATATAATGATCCTCTTGTAAAAAGAATTAAAAATAAATTGAGAACACAAATTGATTATGATGATAAACCTGCTATCAAGGGGTATCCAGACGAAAAACCAAAACAGATGAACCAGGGGTGGCATCCGGACTATGGTGATAGGCACGATTATTATAATCGATTAGATAGACATAGTGCAGATACTATGCAGAATGCTCCTACGCAAAATTTAAAAATTGATAAAAAAGTTGAAAGTCAGACTACGGGAAAGAAGTTGAAAAGGGTAAAGGACCTTAAGAAAAATAAATAGTTCGTTGGTATTTCAATAAAATGGCAAGAACAGTACCTGGATCGGGAGCAGTTATATCAGCAAATTTCAATCCATCATATGGAATTGAATCATTTACCATCTCAAATGGGGGAACTGGATATGCTTCAACAGATCCTCCACAAATATCAATAACAGGGACTACAGTACCATCTACTACTGGATCTTTCTATCCAATTATAGTTAATGGCGAAATAACATCGATTAAAATTCTGTCTTCTGGTTCTGGATACATTCCACTAGTTTCAACAGCATCAACAGCAGTTGGTATTGCATCTATTGGTGATGTAGGATCTAACAGTGTAGTTAAAGCTATTTACGTTCAAGATCCAGGAAAAGGGTATAGTTCTTCTCCAGAAGTTACTATTGCGGATCCAGAGACATTATCTGGTCTTGGAACATATTTGTTCAATGAAGTTGTTTTTGGTTCTAGATCTGGATTACGTGCAAGAGTTAAAGAGTGGGATCAAGACAACTTTACTCTAAAAATTGCAAACGTTGGTATAGGTACTACTAGACCTACATTTATTCCTGGAGAAACCTTGATTGGTGAGAGCTCTGGTGCAGAGTATCCAGTCAAGACTTACATAGAGGATGACACCTATGATAAATATACCGAGAACGATGAGTTTGAATCTGCAGCAGACGATATCTTAGACTTCACAGAATCCAATCCATTTGGTACATATTAATGTTAGGTTCATATTATTACCACGAAATAATTAGAAAAACGATTATATCGTTTGGTACGTTATTTAATGATATTCATATCAGACATACAGATGGTTCTGGTATTGATGCTAGTGATATGAAAGTTCCTCTTGCATATGGACCTAGCCAAAAGTTTTTAGCAAGAATATCACAACAAGCAGATCTGAATAAGGCAGTTCAGATTACGATGCCAAGAATGTCATTTGAGATGACATCAATACAATATGATTCTACCAGAAAATCAAGTTTAGTTCAAACATACAAAACTTGTGATGACGGTGGTAGAGCAAAAAAAGTTTTCATGCCTGTACCATATAATATTGGATTTGAACTTAATATTCTTTCAAAATTAAATGACGACGCCCTACAAATTGTAGAGCAAATTTTGCCATATTTTCAACCACATTTTAATTTAACTGTAGATTTGGTTGATTCGATTGGAGAAAAAAGAGATATTCCAATTATTCTTGAGTCCATAAGTTTTCAAGATGATTATGAAGGAAACTTTGATACAAGAAGATCTTTAATATACACATTACAATTTACAGCAAAAACTTATCTGTTTGGTCCCATTGCTGATAGTAGTGATGGTCTTATCCGTAAGGTTCAAGTTGATATGTACACAAGTACAGATATTAAG